GACATCACTCGGACATCTGGGTGGTGTCTTTTTTTTAACCAAAAGAAAGGAGTATACTCTATGGAAAAAAGAGAGATAAGACTCAATGCTGCAAAGCGTAAGTCTTTAACAAAAGACTATCGCAGGCATTGTGAAGATCAAGACTCTACTGAAAAAGAAGAGTTCTTGCAATCAAGAGAAGTATGTAATGATTCTATCGCTACTGCTTTTTCTACTGCAAAAGAAGTAGTAGAAAGAAAGTATGAGTTAGATGATGTTGCTACTTTAAAATCTTTACAGAATAAATATAATACTGTTAATGCTTGTGGCATGGACAGTTGTTTTTATTTTACTGTAACAGATGTAAAAGAACTAGATCAATACGGAGATGAAGTAGAAAAGAAAAAACACTTTTCATTTCATTTAGATGGTAGGTATGACAATGGTGGTGGCTATCATTACCAATCTAGTTCTAGCAATTCTGGAAAGAATGTTGCTTATGCTTTGTATCGTGAAGATATGAAAAAGGTAGGCTTAAATCCAGATTGCAACATTGAGGCTGATATTACCTATGACAAAGGTGTTGATAGGTACGATAGGCGGAGTAATCCGTGGCTGGCTCAATGTCGTAACGATAATGATTCGTGGCTACAAGGCAAACAAGGTGGTGCTAATCTTTACCAACAATGGGAAGATAAGTACAAACTAAATGTTATTGGATCGGGTGGTTGTCGTTCAAGAGCAATACCTTGCACAGAACTGGAGTTTGCAAAGTTTGAGATGATGCACCAAGCTAAAGCAGATATGGTACTTAAACATACCAAGTGGATCCAGACTATTGTTGCAAAGGTAGAAAGGTTTGAACAGGGGATCAAGCAGATGACCAAGTTCTCACAAGTAGAGAAGTTTGCCAAGCATAGTAAGGTAAACTGGGAGATATCTAAAGAGATACTTGCTGACAAGATAGGTATGGATATTGTTGTATCTATTGATGATCTTGCTGATTCTATCGAAGCGATAGGCAAACCAAAAGATACAAGGGAACAGAAGATTGCACAGCGACTTGCATATGAGGAGTGGCAACAATCTCAAAGACTTGCATCTTAACCTGAAAGGAGTGTGGTTAGGCGAGAGATCGCCTAGCCTTTTTTTTAACCAAAGGAAACATTATGACATTTTTTCATGGACTAGGTATGTTTATATATAACATGGCTGCCCTATTACTAGGTGCAATCATTGCATATATAATTATTAATAGATTAGAGAAAGAAAGAAAAAGAAAAGAAAACTTAGAGTATATAAAGGGAAAGAGATGGGATCAAGATGACGATACGAACTAAACCCTATATAGTATATACTAACCCCCCCTGCAATGACAGGTTATCATATCATACTTTTAACGAAAAGTATACGAGTCACGTTGACACACGAAAGAAAGTATGCTATAAGTGTAACTCAAAAGCAGATGTAGTAGTTAATAAAAAATATTATTGTGCTACACATGCAATCAACTTAATAGAATAATATGACAGATAAAGCAATAAAAGAACCAAGAACAAGAACACCAGAAGAAAAAGTATTGATAGGTATTATACAGCAAGCTATGGAAGATTCTTTTGATCTTAGTAGTTCAACAAACTTATCTATGGGTGAAATACAACAAGCCCGTAATTGGTTTTATACTGCAGCTTGTAGAGACATATGCGATCATCTGGGTACAACCCATGACCATATTAAAAAGTTATATAATATACTATCAGATAAATATAAACGAGGATTAGTTACAAGAGATGAACTAAGATTCGCAATAAGAAGATTGGAGTTAAAACTATGATAGAAAAAAAATATACGCTAGAAGAAATAACTGGTGCTTGGTATGAATGTTATGGAGAATATATGGAAGATGAGTACGAGGGTTTTATACAATTTTTAAAAAACAAAAAGGAAGAAGATGAAAATAAAGGAGATTGAAAAAAAGATAGGCACACTATCTAATCCAAGTAAAATGCCCTCGTATGCTTGGGGTATATCAGCAAAGAGTTGTGTTACTGGTAGCAAGTTAGCAAAGATAAAAGGTACGATATGTAATAAATGTTATGCCTTGAAAGGTCACTATGCTTTTAAAAATGTATTTGATGCACATGAGATAAGACGTAAGGCTATAGAATTAAACGAGTGGGTAGACTACATGGCAGAATTACTTACCTTAAAATACAAAAACCTAGATAAAACAAGGAGATATCATAGGTGGTTTGACTCTGGTGATCTACAATCTTTTGGTCACATGATGAAGATATTCGAGGTGTGTGAATTAACACCACATATAAGATACTGGTTAGCTACAAGAGAGTATCAGTTTATAAAAGACATCAAAGAAAAAGATGTACCAAAGAATTTATGTTTGCGTGTATCAGCAATCAAAGTAGATAGTAAGCCACCTACATTTTGGAAGTGGACTTCTGGTGTACACAAAGATAAAAAAGCAATAGGTAGAGAATGTCCTGCTTACAAACAAGATGGTGAGTGTGGTAGTTGTCGTGCCTGTTGGAGTCGTAAAGTTAAACAAGTAAGTTACAAAGAGCATTAAGGTGATATAGTAATCCTGTTACAAAGTTAAATCTTTGGCTAAAATACTAGAACTGAGGGCAGGCAATGATTCCTGCCCACTAAACAAAGGAGCATTAATGAGAGAATATACATTTGAAAGAATGGGTGGAGATAAAAAAATTATTGAAGCCAGAAGTTTAAAAAAAGCTATGATAAAATATGGTGGTAAACCTAATGACCATGACGACCATGTGGTTATAACTTGGACAAATAAGAAAAAAAATAATTGTGATAAAATTGTGAAGTTACCATATGTCACAAGAAAAGAAAGAAAAGGTAAACTATGAGA